TCGTCAGCCAGCTCTACAGCCAGCTCGACAGCCAGCTCTACAGCCAGCTCGACAGCCAGCTCGACAGCCAGCTCGGCAGCCAGCTCGGCAGCCAGCTCGGCAGCCAGCTCTACAGCCAGCTCGACAGCCAGCTCGACAGCCAGCTCGGCAGCCAGCTCGGCAGCCAGCTCGGCAGCCAGCTCTACAGCCAGCTCGTCAGCCAGCTCGACAGCCAGCTCTACAGCCAGCTCTACAGCCAGCTCGGCAGCCAGCTCGTCAGCCAGCTCGACAGCCAGCTCTACAGCCAGCTCGGCAGCCAGCTCGGCAGCCAGCTCGACAGCCAGCTCTACAGCCAGCTGCGAGAAGATCTCAGAAGCCACGCGCGAAGCGCGGCGACCAACACGATGGCCACCAGTTGGCGCTACGGCTGGGTCGCGTTCTACAGCTTCCTGCAGGACGTTTTGGGCTTGGAGGCAGACGCCGAGGTGTTGCGGCGCCTCGGGCTTTGGAAGGAGCTCCTGCAGTCGTCCTTCTGGTTCATTCCGTACCAGGGAATGTGCTTCGTGAGCGATCGCCCGTCGGCCATCCATTGGGACGAGCGCGCGCGGCTGCATCACCCGTCCGAGGCCGCCGTGCAGTTCCGCGACGGCTACCGCTTGTTCATGTGGCACGGGACGCGAGTGCCCGAGCAATGGATTACGGCGCCCCAAAGCATCGACGTCACGGCCGCGTTGACTTGGGAAAATATCGAGGAGCGACGCGCGGCGGCCGAAATCATCGGTTGGCGCAAGGTGCGCGAGACTCTGATGGTCGAGGGCAAGGCGCGCATCATCGACGCCGACCCCGACCCCTACATCGGCACGCTCTACGAAGTGGACTTGCCCGACTCGCCAGGCGAGAAGTTCTTGGACGTGCGCTGCGGCACAGGGCGCGACTTCACGCTGCCGGTGGACCCGAAGTCAAAGACGGCACTTGAGGCCAACGCCCGCACGTACCGGCTCAAGCCGAGCGAATACAAGAAACTCGAGGCGCGAACCTAGGCGCGCCGGAAGGAAAGCAACAAATGAAGACGATTCAAAACATGGGTGCGCAGGGCGACGTGCTGTTCCGTCGCATCGACAAGCTGCCGGCGGGCGTCGCCGAGCAGAAAGCCGCTGCAGAGGGCCACGTCGTGGCGCACTCGGAAACGGGGCATCACCACACCGTGAGCCCGCTGGAGGCCAAGTTGTTCGACAAGGCGACGCGCGACCCGATGATCTGCTACCTGCAGCTCGCGGGCGACTTCGCCGACGTGGTGCATCACCGCCCCCACGACACCCACGAAACGCTGCGGCTCGCCGGCGGAGCGGGCGCCATCTACGAGGTCCGCCGTCAGGAAGAGTACACGCCGGAAGGCTGGCGCCGCGTCGAGGACTAGCGCCCAAACAGGCGGGCGGCGAACCTGATGCCGCCCGCCTGCCCGCGCATCTAGCAGCCGCGAAAGGGACCCAATGAGCGACGCACCCGTCCCATACAACATCGGTACCCAGGTCGTGCATCAAGGCGGCGAGCTTGGCTCCGTCGTTCCTGAACCGGAGCGGTACGCCGGGCGATACCACAGCGCCTCTGACCTGGAGACGCTCAAGCACCTCGTTTGGTTTCTGCCAGTCCCTGGTAACGAGGACCCGAAGCCAGAGCCTCGACTCGTCAGAACGATCGAGCTGCGACCGTACATCCCACGACCGCCGGTTACGCAACACGGCTCAGCTAGCTGTCGAGCATGCGGAGCAGACTACCCACACGTGCACGACCGCAAGGGCTTTCCGCACGCCGTCGAAACGCCGAAAGAGGAGTACCGGTTTCCGCCTGGCACTCATTACGAGGACTAGGGCGCCCTGCCTCGGTCGACCTAAGGCGCAGCCGAATCAGGCCACGAGCGCTAGACAACGGCACTGGCGCACTAAAACAGCTTCACGCCGCGCAGTATCAGCAGCGTTGCCGCCGCGATAGCCGCGAGTCCAAGCACCACCAGCACGACCGCGCGCCCCGTCGGTGTGAGCCCAGCGAGCGCGCCGAGCGCCACCTTTGCCTGGCGCGGTGCATCGGACGGAATGGTGACCTTGCTGTCCTCTTCCTCGTCACTATAGCTCTGCAGCTGCGCCCGCGTGAGGCCCGCGTCCTGCTCGAGCTGCGCGACGCGTCGCTTGAGCTCGGCCACCTCCGCCTCCCACGGCTCCGGGAGCCGCGTGCCGGGAATGCCGGGCACGTTGGGCGGGGTCATGGCGCGGCCGCCGCCATGGCAGAGACGACGGCCGAAACGAGGGAGAGGAACGTGCACGCGACGCAGATTGCGACGTAGGTGCGGAACTGCCCGCGGATGCCGCGAAACTCGTCGTACATCGCGATCGTCTTCTGGCTGACGTCGTGCATCGCGGCGCGGACGTCGTTCAGGTCAGAGCGCATCAGCGGTCGGTCGATGGGCGTGTTTTCGTCCTGGCTCATTCGGCATCCGTGGGCGGCGGGCTGGGCTCGGTGTCGTGCTGTAGCAGCTTGTCGATGGAGTAGAAGCAAGTCGGCTTGTTGAGCGGGATGCGTGTGCGGAGCACGACGGTGTCGGCGGCCTGGTTACCGTCGCAGCTCGTGAATGTGCCCGCGTCGGGGTCGACGCTGATGACGACGGCGTGGTGACGGTAGGGCCTGTCGTAGTAGGCAATGTCGCCGGGATCCGGCAGACGCGTCTTGGCCCAAGGCACATTGGGACCGAGCTTGTCGAGGCGCTGCTCCTCGCAGAAGCCGCCGCCGCTGCGCCAAAACACGGCCAGGGCGATGCCGGACTCATGCAGCCCCCAAAGGCAGAAGAGGCCGCACCACTCCTTTTCCTTGTCGGTGTCGGCGAAGTGCCCATTGGGACCGAATGCGCTCCGGTGGTACTCCATGATGCGCAGGTGCCCGGGCGAGCCGATCTCCTGCTGGACGATGCGGCAGAAGGTGTCGCGCGTTGGCGGCGGCGGGCGGTTCAGGTCGAACATATGTTAGCCTGCGCAAGGCATGCGGAAGTCAAAGCGACTGCAGGACGCCTTGAGAGCGCATACCTTTGCCCCGGTAAAGGTTTTCGCAATTGGCACCGACGCCAAGGGTGAACCCGTCGCCATCCCAATGCGGGCAAATTGCGACGGTGGGCTCGTGAGCGAGCCACTCGACAAAGAAGCCAGCATCGTCGGTTTGCTCGCCGATGGGCGCTTCGTCAATCTTCCTGGCTGAGAGCGCATTACGGTCGTCCCTCGCACCACGCGCGCTGCTCGGCGGTCAGCTCGACCCGCTTCGCCACCGCAGCAGCGCACGATAGGCGGCCCACGTCGACGCCCGTACGGATCGTCTGGGCTTCGCGCTCCGGGCCCGTCGCTGCGCAACTCCAAGAAGCCAGCAGCAGAGTAACCAGCGCATGTTTCATGGGGTTCCTTTCACGCGAACAGGGTGCGGGCCTGACCAGCCGGCACCTTGCCTTGGGTTGGCGGCGCGACGGGGAGCGCGGCCTCAAAGAGCATGTTGCCGGCTGCGGCCGCATCGAACTCGACCAGCCAGGTCGCGAGCGCCTGGTCGGCAATGGTCACATCTGCTGATGTGCTGGCGATGCCGTTTGAGGCGTCGTTCCACGTCGTGTTTTGCGTGACGGCGACGCGGCCGCCCTGAGGCGTGCCGCCCGTGCTCTGCGCCCCCTGGTAGTACTGCCAATACACCGTCGCAAGCTGCGCATCCGCCTCGCCGCCCAGCAGTAGGTTCAGAAGCGATGCCATTTTGGCGGTAGAGAAGCCGCTGCCCGAGTCTGCGAGCGTAACAGCGCCAGCCAAGACGCTGAGAGCCGCGCCGCCGTTGACGACGTTTTGCGGTGAGGCAAGGGTGCAGCGCCCGATTTCGTCGGTGCCCGCCAAGTCCTCATAGAGGCGAATTTCATCGACCACGCCCCAGTCGCCGCCCGACGCACCGGGGAAATTGAACGGGTTCGCGTTGACCTTTGTCCGGGTCGTGGTGTGCGTCCAATTCGTGGTGTTGTTGGTCAAGCTAGCTGGCGCATAGCCGTTGCCAGTGACCCTCACCCCGGCCACGTAGGCGTGCGCGTAGATCGTCGCGGCCGGCGTATAGGTGACCTTGTTGAGTTGGTGGTTGAGGAGTTGATTTTTCTTGGCGGTTGCGATGGTGCCCATAGGAGTCCCCGCGATGATCATGGCGGCGAGCGCCTGACCGTTTTGGATGTAGCCGGCCGTCGTCAGGTGAAGCCCACCGGGCTCCCAGTCGTAGCCGTCGCGATCGAGGAAATGCGAAGCGCTGCCGGCGGCCTGTAGCTGCAGCGAGTTGACCAAGGTGGAGTAGAGCCCCGGTGTGCCGTTGTTCAGCGTCGAGTGGGTCTTGTTGATCCAGATCTTGGAGAACGTGATTCCGAGGCTCGACGCCAGGCCGGCGTGCGACTGCGCGAAGTTGGAAGCCCAGAGCGATGGGATGCCGCTTGTGGGGTAGCGCGCGTCCTCCTCGCCTTGGTCCGCGATGTGATGGTGAATGAACGTGTCGCCCGGGTATTTGGCCTGAATCAGCGTCCAGGCACGCTGCATCTCCGCAATGCCGGCCGCGTAGTACGTGCCGCCCGGGATCCAGTCGTTGGCGTAGGTCGACCCCTTGCAGACGTTGACAATGATCGTCTTGTAGCCAGCGGCGTTGAGCGCTTTGCCCAGCTCGAAATCCTTGCCGTGTGTGTCGTCGAGCGCATGCAAAACTTGGGTGAGTGCAGGCGTCGTGCTGGGCAGCAGGACGTCGTAGTAGTCGACCGCGGCAAGCGTTTGCGAGCCGGACCCACCAGGGTTGGTCCCGTAATTGTTGCTCTGACCTGGGAAGCCGGCCCAGAGAACATGACGGACGGTCATGACGTTCCATTCGCCAGCGCGGTGTTGATGTTGCCCAGATCGGAGGAGCCTTTTTGGCTGCTGTACAGAATCAGGTCGTAGACCAGTCCGCTTAGGAAGACGCCCGCCGCGTTGTCGTCCTCGGCGCCGATGCTGAAACGATTCGTGGTCAGCGTACCGATATTCTGTGTGCCTGCGGGCCCCTGATTGCTGCCGTTGTTGACGCGGACTTGAATCGTAGAGTTGGAGCCCGCGCTATCCCACTCTACGTTGACCGCTGACGTGCTGGTGTTGTCCGCTGTGCTGTCATTGGTCGCGTTGGTGCCGGCGTCGTTGAACCAGCTATGGCTCTGTCGCCCGTTGCCCAAAACAGATTGGCCGAAGCGGCGCTTTTTGTTGCTACTGCCGCTGTTCGCAGGACCACATACGGTCCCCAAAGCGTCCGCGGCCGTGTAGGCCACGCGATACGCCAGGGTGAATGCGGGGTCATTGGCGAAAATGTTGTAGACAGCCGCGTCGGTCGAGCGCAGGTACTGGGCGCCCGCGAAGAAGAGCGCAGCTTTCCCATCCGGAGTGCTCGCGGAATGCCTGAATACCGGCTGGATAGAGGCCGTCGCCTGGGTGAAGGTGTAGGAGTGCCCTTCGGTGCTCAAGACCGTGGCTGTGGTGCCTTCCCAGGTCTGGTCCGTATTGTAGGTTCCCGCTGGGAAGCCGACGACGTTTCCGGCGGCAACACCGTCGGGGATGCTGTAGCTGGCCGTCGTCGTGACGCCGGTGTGTGCCCAGCTGTTTCCGCTGTCATAACTGATGTCGAACTTTGCTTGACCCTGGCCCGTCCCGCCGGACGTATCCGAGATCCTGACCTTGATGCCCGGGCAGTTAGAACCGTACGTAAGCGAACCGGTGCCAGCGGCCAGCGTCACGACCGGCGGAGCCGTTCCGGCCGCGCGCATCGTTCCGCCAAGGGTCTTTGAAGCCTGCGACACCTGCACCCGCAGATCCGGAGTCGGAATGCCGACGCTCGCGACGATGTCCAGGGTCAAGCTGGCCTGGAAGCTGACCGGCGTCGCGAGCGATGCGACAGTTTGCAGGCCGAGATTTGCAGAGAAGTCGATGGTTGGGGCGCCCGCGCCGCCTCCTGGTACACCGCTGCCAACGCGGCCGCGGTTGTTGCGGTCGCCTGGGCGCCGGTTGAACGCGTACGCCCGCCGCAGATCAACGCATCGGGGTAGCTCCAGGCACTTGCGGCGCGCGAATCGCATGGGTCAGGCCTGCAGGTCGCGCACGTCGCCATTGGGTGGGAGGCTGCTCAACCAGAGCCGCAGCTTGGGCGTGCCGGTCTTGGCCTTGGTGAGCAGGTACTTGTAGGGCGTGCCGGCTGGCGCGTCGATGCCCGGCAGGCGCCCGGAGATTCGCTCGCCAGCCTTGATGCAGTGACAGACGGTTGCTCCGTAGCCGGTGGCCGTCTCGTCAATGGCGCCGCCGTTGGCGTTGTGCAGCGCCACGTACACATCCTCGCCGGATGCACCGTCGTTCATGATGGTAAGAAAGCGGCCCTTGAGCAGCGCTGTCAGGGAGGAAATGTCGTTCACGGCGCTGCTGGTACTCGTTGCGATGACGCCTTGAACGATCTGGGCCGGGATAGCGGGAGGCCCCGCGGCGGTGGCGATGTTCAGTAGCGGCAAGATGATATTTGCCGCTTCTTGTTCGGCTTGCGTGGTCATGCTGGTGCTCCCCGGAGCGTGGCTCCGATAGATTGTGATTCGCTCGCCATTGACTTGGCGACATTCGCCGGGCGTTTGCTTGGATGCGGCTGCGCGACCTTGTGCGCGGAGGCCTGCATCATCCCGGATACCTTGAGCGCGAAACCCGCGTCGAGCGTCGGATCGCCAGCGCCGTTTAGATCGAACATCAAGTCGGCCTGCAGACGTTCCTGGTATGGGACAGGAATGCCGGCGGCGTCGAGCTTGGCGAAGCGCTGCAGCGCTTCGACCCGGATGCTCTGGTAGAGCGTGGGGTAGACGTTTTTGAGCGCATCGACCTGCTCGTACGTCACCATGCCTTTTTGGAAGTCGTCGAGCACCGTGAGCGGGTCGGCGACAGCAGCCCAGCGTTTTGCGAACTGCGCGATCTCGAGGTCGCTTGGCACAGGGCGATAGCCCGGCTGCATCACGGTCGGCTGCCGCAGCGGGACCGGCGTGTGCGAAAGCAGGTAGTTGACCCCCCGTGAGGCGGCTACGGCCACGTGCTGAGTCAGGCGCGGCGCCGTCTCGGAGATGCCGCCCATCGCCGTGGTGGTGCGGTCGCGCACGCCCTGGCCAAGGTTCTGATTCATCACCAGCAGCTGCTCGGTCCGCTTGCGGTAGGCGTCCTGGGGGTTCGGGTTGTCTCCCTGGAACAACTTAAGTGCCGATGGCGCGGCCGCGAAGCGCCCGAGCGCGATGGGCTTTCGCGCCGCCTCGCCCACGCGTTGCGCACGAGCCGTGAGGCGATCGAAGAAGCCGTCGAGAGAGTCGGCAACCTTGGCGTCGATATTCGCGGCTGTCCGGTTTACGACAGCCGCGCCCTTGCCGGCAGTGCCGCTGACCTTCGCGATCTTGCCCTCGAGCCATGCCGCCAGCTTCGATTCGGCTGACATCGAGGCGAGGCGCTGCTGCAGCTCGAGCGTGGGAGCGGCGCCGCCGAGGAGCCCGCGCGCGAAGCCCTTGGCGGCACCCGAGACGCCTTCGGTCGACGCACCGACCGCCGTCGACGCCGCGAGCTTGGCCAGAAACCCGCCGCCGATCTGGTCCGCCTCGATGCGCGCCTTGGCGCGATTGACGGCGTTGGCCGCGTCTGTAGCGGAGCTGACCGATTCGCGCATTTTCTGCAGCGACGCCAGGGCCTCGTCGAGCTTCTGCGCTCCGCCCGCCGACAGCGCATAGTTTTCCTTGATGGCGCGCAGCGTTGCCTCTTGGCTGTCGACAAATCGCGAGAATTGCCCCGCTCGCGTCCCGCCGCCGCCATCCCCGAGCCCGGAGAGCATGGCGCGGATACTGTCCTGGTTGCCCATGAACACCCGGCCACCAAAGTCGGCACCTTCATCACTGCCGACCTGCGTCACGAAAGGACGGAGGTCAAAACGCTCGCCGTTGATACTGCCGACGCGGGCGTTGTTGACAGCCTTTTGGGCGGCAGCTTGCTTGGCGCCAACGAAGCCTTCGTCCATCAGGGCGCTGGCTGCGCGCTGGTATTCGGCCTGCGCAAAGTCACGCACCGGCTCGAGCAGCGCGCGCCCCTCGTAGCTGCTCGTGCTGCCGGCAGACGCGCGCGCCGTGCGCCACTTCTTCGCCAGCTCGCGACGCATCGAGTCATACTCCGCGATGGCATCGGCGCCGTTTTCGGCAGCTAGGATGCGCCCCTCGTGATCGCGCACCATGGCGTCGATGTCCCGCAGCGCCTTTTCCGCGCTCGAGACCTTGGGCTTGCCCTTGGCCTGCACCGGTCCGGCCTCGCCTGCCGTCGCCAACTCGGATTGTCGCGCCTGCACCGCCGCGCGCATTTCGTCGAGGCGCTGACGAAGCGCCGCAGTCTCCTCCTGCGCGCGACCGATGACGGCAGTTTCATCGACACCATCGGCCGCCAGGTGCTCGGCAATCTTGCCGCGCTTGACCTGCAGATTGTCGATCTCATCGTAAATGGGCCGCTGGCGATCGAGCACGCCCGTCAGGTCTTTTGCCGTCTCTTCACTAGCGGCGTTCAGCACCGTATCGCGGTGGATGTACTGGGCCTCGGGCGTCGCCTCTTTCGTGAATGCGCGCCAATCGGTAGGAGCCGCCGCCTTGGCCTCCTGCACCACCTTGGCAGCCTCCTCCTGGGCAGCAGCGCGCCGAGCCGCCGGGTTCAGGCCAGCGCTATCGGCCGCCTCCGCAACGCGTGCCTCGGTGGCGTCCGTGACGGCAGCGGTCGGAGCTTCGCGCTTCGCTGCTGCGCTGAATGCTGCCGCGGCTTCGTCGGACACGGCTTCGCGTCCTAGAGCCCGAGATGCGGCACCCTTGGCGCCCACCAGCCCGGCCCCGGCAGCCCCGAGCCCGAGCGAGGCGCCCCCGCCGATGAGCGCCCCCCAGCCCATGCTCGCCATGAGCTTCTCGGCCGTGAGCGGCTTGTCCTCGATGTAGGCGTCGTCCGTCGCCTGGCTTTCGCCGAACGCCGCGCCCTCGACGGCGCCAGCCGCGGTCTGAGCAGCAAGGCGGGCCCCGAGCCCCATGCCGGCGGTAGCCTCCCCTACGGCTGCTCCAGGGCCAACCATGGCCCACGGCAGTTGCCCCGCGATAGTGCCCGCACCCGCGGTCAGGGGGTTCGCCTCGCGGCGCCCGGCGGCGGCTTGGCGGTATTGCTCGTCGAGCTCGGCTGCCTTGGCCTCGTCGCGCTCGCCCATAGCGCCGCTGACCAGGCCCTCGACGGCTGCGCGACCCGTGAGCGTGTCGGGGTTCACGACGCTTCCGGCGGGCACGTCGCCTACCGCCCTGCGCGCGATGGCTTGCCCCGTGCGCAAGCCCGCGCGAACCGGGATCAGCGGCACGTCGATGGCGCCAGCCGCGGCACTCTCGGCGAACGCCTTGGCCTTTTCCGGGAGCGTCGAGCGGGCGATTTCGACGTCACGGTGAGCGACGTCTTCCGCGGAGACGGGCAGATAGTTGGGATCTTCGTCGAGCAGCCGCGCGGCGTCGCTTGCGGCAACGGTGACGATATTGCCTCGCCGATCGCGCAGGAACGCCTGGTCTCCTCGGGTATAAACCGGGCCGACCGTGGTCTGCTCGTAGCGTGGAGTCTCACCCGCCATAGGGGGTCACCTTCACGGGCGCGGCGGCGCCCTTGCGCTCACGGTTGACGCCGCGGCTGCGGCGCTCGTATTCGCCACGCGCCTCATCCGGATACGTTGCGTCGGTGTCGCGCTCGACGTCGTTCAGAGAGCCAACTGCGCGCTGCAAACCACGCACGGCCGCGGCGTCGTCCTCGCCCAGCAAGTAGGAATTGATGTATTCCGCCTGCTGCGGCGAAACGCTTGCGCCCGAGAGTGCCTTGCCCGTCTGTGCGGCGGCTTTCGCTCGCGCCTCTTGCACACGGTGCGCGCCTTGGCGATCGAGACTCGGTCGACCCACACCGGGGATGTCCTCGCCGCTACCGGTGAAAGTGAAGTCGTCAGCGTTGACGGGTTTGCCGGTGCGCTTGTCGACCAACACGCCCTTGGCCCAGTCCGCCCGGAGCCCGTAGGCGTCGGCCAGGTCGGAGAGCGACGAGCGGGAATCCGCAAACGCCTGCTTCTGCTTGCCGTACTCCTCTACGAATTTGAGCCGGTCTTTGGGCTCCATTTCGCCAAAGTCCTGCGCCTGGTCTTTCGGCAGCAGCTTGGCGCGCGCCGCGTACTCCTCAGGCGACAATGGCCGCTCGACGTATCCGGCGCCGGTGGCGGCCTTGGGCTGCACAAAAGCCTGCTGCTGCGACCGCGTTTGCTTGCCGATGCTGGCGTTGTAGAGCGCCTGCTCGTTCTGGATGACCTGCTGCTGGGTGAGGGCGTTGAATTTTCGCGCCTCGACCTGGTACTGCGGCAGCTTCGACTCGTTTGCGAACATCTGCGCCTGCAGGTCGGCGCTCTTGTTCATGGCGATGCGCAGCGCCGCCTCCGACTGCTGCAGGTCATAGCCATAGTTGTCCATCATCTGCGCCAGCTTGTTGCGGCGCGATACTCGCCCAGCCTCGATTTCGTCGCGCTGAGCGGCGATGTCTCGATCAATGGCCTTTTGCGTGATCTCGAACGCGAAGTTTGGGGCGCCGGTTTTGGTCGATGCGTATGCACCGAGCCCCTGCGCGATGGCTAGGCCAATCGTCGCGAATAGACCACGGTCGTGGAAGTAGCGGTCGGGGTCCACATGCGCCGTCTTCTCATAGTGGTCGAGGTCATCCTGCAACCGCGCACGGTCGACGTGATAGCTCGACACCATGCGGTTGTGGTTGTCCTGCGCCGTCGCTGCGGCTTGCTCGAGCTTGGGCGCCAGCGCGCGCTGTGAAGCCAGCTGATTGCGCGTCTGCTGCTCCTCGAGCGCCATCCCCTCGAGCTGCGCGTCCCTCACTTCCTTGGCGGCGCCGATGCGCTCGCGGGCTTGCGCAGGGTCGTAGGGCGCGCCGCTCTCCGTCACTGTGTTGGCGCCGGTTGGCACCATAACGCCTTGCGCGATCATCTTGTGCGGATCGACGCCGGGGGAACCCGGCGAATAGACACGCTTCGTGCCACGCAAAATGTCCTCAGCGGCGCGCTGCCCCATCGCGCTCCGCGCTGCCGTGGCCGTGTCGCCAGGCCCCTGCGGCGGCACCGCCGGACCCTGCGGATCGCGCGCGATCGAGGCGGGCACACCCGCTGGAATGGTGCCGGTGGCGTTGGCGACCGCATCGTTGGCGCGCGCCACGATTTCGGAATCGCGGGCATCCGCGCGCGCGCCGGGCGTGTCTGCCCAGAAAGCCGCGTTCTGATCGGCAAGGCGTTGCCCCGCGTGATAGATGTCCGGCTTCTGGTAGACCGGTCCCGTGGGCACTTCTGGCGGTCGCGCTAGCATCGGCGGCGGCGAATTCATCGCGAGGCGCTGGTCGGGGGCGGCGTCGATGGCGCCCTTGGTTTTGCTGATGCGCGCAGCCAGGTCCGGCTCGTAGGCGTACTGGCTCGCACCCGAGTCGAAGTGGAACACGCCCGCGCCATCGGGCGCGTCGGGGTCCTGCTCGAAACGAACCAGCTCGGCCATCAGTATTCCGCCGCCTGCCGCGGTCGCTCGCGAGCAAAGCCGTAGTCAGTCTTGAATTCCGGCACGAAGTCATCGCGCTTCGTTCGCGCGTTGAGCGCGTCGAGCTGCGCGGACATTTCGTCGAGTTGCTTTTGCTGCGCACTCAGTGCGCCCGTGTTCACCAACGATAGTCGCTGGGTATCGACGCCAAGTTTGCCGTCCGGGCGCTTGACGACCGCGGTTGAGCCGGCTGGCGTCGCCGCCAAGTCCTGCGCCATCGGGCCGTAGTTGCGGCGGTCGTTTGCGCCGGGCGCACCGGGGTCTTTGTAGTCGTAGAAGCTACCCGGCGCCTTGCGGACGGCGTCCTGCGCGGCAGCATCGAGCGCGTCAGTATCGGGTGGCCGCAGCTCCGGGCGCGGGAAGTCGTCAGCGCCGAAGAACTGCTGTTGCATCGGAGTAGCAGCCGAAACCTGTGCCTCGGCGTAGGCTGGTCGCGCCGTTGCGCTGTGGAAGCCTTGGCGCTCGGTCGGGTCGTAACCGCCCATCTCCTTCGGGCGCTCGATCGTGCCGTCGAAGTAGAGGCCACGGCCGAAGTCGGAGCCTGCGCCCTCGTCGCCACGAATGTTCGTTTTGGCGCGGACGTCGGACATGGCCGAAATGAGAGCCGCTGCGCCAGCTACGTAGGCGCTGGTGTTTTGGTCGTCGCGCTGCTGCTCCTGCAGGTTGTAGCCGTTGGCTGCTGCCCACGCGCGCAGCTGGTTGTCCTCGTATGACTTGCCCAAGTCGGCTTGGGTGCCGCGGATCTGATTCCCGGTGTTCTGCGCGCCCACCGATGTCTGGTAGCCAGCGTTGGCGTTGCCGTAGCCCTGCTGCTGGACTCCAGCGCCCTGGAAGTATGCCTGCTGACCGAGCCCGGTCATGCCCTGAACCATGGCGTCGTTTTGGCTCTGGCTCTGCAGCAATTGGTTGTTCGCGTTGAGCACGTTGCCTGCCTGGCGACGGCGCCAGTCAGCGTTCTCCTGCGCGCGCAGCTGCGCGGACCCTGTTGCTTGGTTCGCGTCGAGGGTGGCCAGATTCGTCTGCGCTTGGCCCATCGAGGCAGCGTTGGAGCCGAAGCCGCGGCCCGATCGCGCCAGCGCGAGCTGTGAAGCCATCGCCTTGTCGGTGCCGGCTTGCAGCTGCGCCTGCGCGGCACTGGGTCCCTCCTGCTGCTCGAGCCCGGCGACGTATTGTGCCCACGGTTTGCCGGTGTCGCGCGAATCGAAATAGGCAGCGTCGCCTGTGCGTTGCTGGAGTAGTTGCCTACCGCCGTATGCAACGTCGTTACCGGCAGCTGCCGCTTGCTGCCCGCTTTGCACCGCGGCATCACCGGTGCCCCAGGCTTTGTTGACCGCCTCGTCCGCGCCAAATGGCGTCCGGCCGTACATGTAATCGCGCGGGTCCGCACCGCCGTGCTGGTAGGCAAACAGCGGGTTGTCCTGGGTGTCCTTCCACGTGAAGTCGTAGCTGTTTTCGTAGGGCGTCCCGGCGAAGTCGGTCCGGTGTTGCGTCTGGTAACGAAAGTCGCTGCCGCTACCATCGTCGAAAAGGACGCCTCCCTTACCCTTCGCGTCATCCTCTGCGCCGCCATCCCAGAAAGACATGCTTAACCTCGCTCTCCCGTGTTGACGCGCCTGCTGCCGCCGTGGCTGTCGTCGATGTCCAGGGTCCAGCCCATGAAGCGCCAGCCGTGGCCCGCGGTCGTCAATCGGAGACGCGCCGCCGTGCCGTTCATCACAGCTTGGATGTGCGCGCGGTACCCCGGCGCATCGAGTCCCGACATGCTGAACGTCGTACCGACGTCGTTCGCGTTGTCGACGTGCACGAAAAGCGAGGCGTCCGCGTTGGTGTAGCCGCTCGGCATCGCGTCAAAGAGCCCGACCACATTGTTGAACCGGCCCCAACCAGCGACGCCATAGGGGCGGATGGCGTTCCATTCGAGCTCGCTCGCGATGGGTGCCTCGCCCGCAGCCCCCTCGGCATCCACCGTGAGGCTGCCGTCCTCGAGCAAGAAGCCGTAGCCGTCGGCCGTGTTGGACACGAGCGCAAGCACAGCGCCCTGCTCGGTGTCGCAAATGGACATGATTTCAAACGGGTACTCATCGACAGCCCAAGCCCCGCTATCCAGATCGAAGGTCAGCACGTTGACGGTGCCGTTGCAGAAGCGAGCTGTGCGCGTCTCGTCGGAGGTGATGACGGCGCATCCGGTGATGCTGTCCTCGGTCACATCGAACGAACGTTGCACCGCCGCGCCGACGAAGCGCGGTTCACCCAGGCCACGGGGTAGCAGCTCGAGCCCGCGCGCGCTCTGGAAGAAGATTCCCGCGCTCGTTTCCAAGATGCTCAGGTCATTGACGCACCCGGTCGAGCGCGTGATGCACCGCGGAGTGTCCCAGGCGCCCTGCCCCTGGTCGCTCGGGCCGCCGCCCTGCACTGCGTAGATGCCCTGTGCTGTGAAGAAGATTGTGATTCCGTCTTGGAAGGCAATGCCGGTCAGTTCGTCCGGCACCGCGACGCGGAAGGCAGGCGAGTCGCTGAATTGCGGCGGCTCGCCCGGCACGGAGAACTTGCTGCTCTGGGCCTGCTCCCGATCCCAAAGCCCGGCGAGCCAATAGCGGTCCTCGGTGGCTTTGATAATTCGGCAGCTGGGTGGGTGGTTGTTGTCTAGTACTCCGCCGTCCGTGTAGATGTCCTCGCGCGTCAGGATCGAGGCGTCATCGAGCAGGTCGACGAACGTAGTCGTCCCGTTTGGCACGATGGGCGCGCCCTGCGCTGGGGTGCAGCGGAAGAAGTTCTGCCCGTTCGCTTCGGTGCGGTAAACGTGCACCACGTAGCGACTGTCGAGCGCCGGATCTCCCGCCGACGACACACGGGCATAGCGGCGCAAAATATTCGCCGGGAAGCCCAGTGACAAGGTCATCGTATTTTGCCCGACGCCCGTCGACTGCAACATGACTGGGCTGGGCTCGGAGCGAAGACGGCGGCCGCGGCTATCAATGCGCTCGACGACGGCGCGGTACTGGAATTGGGAGCTGGCCGTGAGCGAGCCAGCGCCTACGCTTGGGGTGGCGCTGATGATGGTTGGCCCAAAAATCCCAACGTCCAGCCCGTACTCTTGAGCCGCAAACGCGCCATCCAGATTGGTCCCGAAGGGGTGATCTGAGATGACGGGCTCGCCTGGAACGAGCACCATCCCACTCGCAAGCGGCGCGGCGCGGCGCGCCTCCGTTTCGAACAGCAACCACTCGGAGAGCGCAAAGCCGCGGATGCCGCCCGTTTCGTTGCGCACCACGCGCGGCAGGCCGACTACCCACGTTCCGTCGTTGAGCCGCGCCGGTGTTGCCAGCGCCTGCAGGTAGTAGCCACCCCACCACGTGGTATTGCTGCTCGGCGCATAGAAAGAATCGGTAACGAGCGCCACCTTAGGGTTGAGCAGGCGTGCCGCGTTCCCAAGGCGATCCCGCGCGAAGTCGAGCAGAATATTTCGCGAAGGGCCGACGTTCCCGATCTGCAAACGCCCCCAGAACATGCCGGCATTGAACGGCGCCGTGAGCGGTAGCACACCGTGAATGTCGCCGTCGGTTCCGGGCGTCGTCAGCGTCCCTGTGGCTGTAAGCAACATTGGGCGAGTGAGGTCGGAAGAGACGCTGCCGCCCGCGCCGAGTGAGCGTCCCACCAGTAAAAATGCTTGCTGCGCGCCAGCGGTGCTCCGACCAAACAATGGCGGGGTGAGACTCAGCGTAGGGATGGCAGTATCTGTGTAAACGATCTGCGTTCCGGCCGTCACGACCAACGCCGTGCTGTAGACGGTGGCGCGCGAGAGACAGTCGCCGAGAAAGTTCACATCGACGTAGCCGTGGTAAAGATGCGTCGAGTCGCAGTAGACACTCATCGGCTGGCTGCCGGTATTGGTCAGCGTGGTAGACGCGACCGAGGTCAGCCCCTGCATCTTGCGAATGGTGATCGTGGTCGCGCCGCTTTGGTACGTGAGCGCCCACCCGACGCCAGGCCAGTTGCACACGGCCCAATACCCGCTCGCGCCAGTTAGCGTGCCGACGGTCGAAAAGGCGCCCATGGTCGCGCCCGAATCGCTCACGGTGATAATGGCCGCCTGCAGCGCCGTACCGTCGCGCTTGAGTACGACAAAGGTGCCCGCGGTCGAGTCGTCGGCAAGCACCCACCCGGCAGTGGCGTTCCCGATCGCGAACTGCTGAAACGTTGCGACGAGCGTGCCGCCCTCGGTAAACACCTGGCAAATCCAGCCGTTAGTCTCCGGGTTGACGCCACCACCTTCGTTGATCGAATGCAACACCGCGACGTAGCCGCTCGCCGTGGCCTGACTCAGCGGGAAAGGCGTGGGGGTGTTGCTACTAACGCTCAACTCCTCGCGCGCGATCGTCGTGAGCTTGCCTTTGGGCAGGGCATTGCCATAGCTGCCCGCCACGTGCACGCGGTTCTTGTCGAGGTCGTAGCGAAAGCCGAGCCCCTGCGAACCGAACATGAATCCGCCCGGGCACGGGGCGAGGTATTCCGGACCGGCACCAGCCAGGCTGGCGTAGGTGATGGCGGCGCTCGTCGCAATGGCGAGCGCACGCGTGCCGCGTCGACACTGCACCTCGCCCTGGTAAGGGAACCGCACGTTTTTGGCCACGCGCAGAGTCCCGAGCGGCGCGACGTGCTCCGACAAATCCTCGCGGACGCCGGGCAGCACGGGAACGGAGAGCGGCTTGGTGTTGGCCATCAGGGTGCCGTGAACCAGTTCTGTCCGTCGTTTTTGAGGACGTAGAGGCCCTGGGTGTTCTTCAGCAGTGAAGCGGCGCCGTTGATGAGCGGCCGATCCTTACGGTTCATGCCGAGTCCCGTGGGCACGAGCTCGGCTACGTTGCCGGTGTCGAGCAGGATGAATTCGAGCGGCACACCGATGTAACGCGGCTCGATGCGCGGGAGCTGCACCGCCGCATCCCCCATCAACAGCAGACGATTCAGTACGCCCCACTTGAGCACGCCAATCTCGTCGGAGCGCAGCAAAGCAATTTTCTCAGTAGCCGGCCGCAGCAGAAACATGCCCGACGCGAACGAGCGCACGAGCTCGCGCAGCGCCGTGAGCGTGCGCTGGCCGGCGTCGGGAGAATCCGCGACGGATGGGAATGCGGTGGCGGGGGCCTGGTTCATAGCGTCGCCGCGCTCACTTCCACCCATGCGGCCAGCGACGAGCTGCGGCGGTAGCGCACTGATGTGCCGGGCGTCAGAACCTTGCCGCCAAATACGGTCAGACCTGATGCGCCGGTCGCGTTCGCGGTGCGCACGGCCTCGAACTCCAGGCCATCAGCAAGGCTGGCCGTTGGCGCCGTCATCGTCCGCGGCGCTGTGAGCGGACTGTCGAAAATCTGGGTCTGCGCGCTGTTTACGGTAAGCGTGGGGCTGGTGTCGCCGTTGTTCCCCGAGACGCTGGGTTGCTGATAGATGCGGTGACCGGTGCCGAGCTGCAGATCGATCGGGGTATTACACTCCTGCAGGTCGTTCACACCGAGGCGGCAATTCTGCGCGTTGGTGTCGGCGAATACGCCACGGAGGCTAACCGGCGTGGTTCCGCCCGCCCGCACGCCTTCGACGAGGACCTTTTGGCAGAGCCCGGCGCCAGTCGCGTTGATGTAGACCGCGATGCCCGTCGCGCTCGTTGCGTGCTTGAGCGAGCCGCTCACCTTGACGTTGACCGAGTCGCGGATGCGCACGAGGTTCGCGCCGACCTGGGTCGGTTCGGCCACGTTGACGTTGATATCACCCGTGTCGACGTTCTGAACCCAGACGCTCGCGTTCGCGTTCATGCAGCCGACCGCAGTGCAGCCGACCATAGTCACGTTGCGCAGCGCCGTCGCGTTGATGGTGTTCGCGACGTAGAAGCTGATTCCGGTAGTATCCTCAGCAACGCACCCCGTCAGCTTGGCGTAGCGCACCGAGGCAGTCGCACCGCGCGTCGGGAACGTGATCCGGAAGCCCTCGGCCGTAGTGCGCACCGCGCGGCAGTTGGCGAGCGCGAAGCCTGACTCCTGGTCACTCTCGTTGTGGAGCACGAAGCCAGCATCCGTCGTGTAGTACGCCTCGCAATCCTCCAACGAGGCGCTCGGACACTCGATGTTGAAGCCGGCGCCCGTCGAGCTATACACGGTGCACTTCGCGAACTTCAGGTCCTCAGCCGCGGTGTGCGTATCGAAAGCGTCGCCGCCGCCACCGCCACGGGCCGGCGTGGTCGAATAGCACTTCATGCCGCGCCAGGTGATGCGCCGCGTAATGCCCTTCGTGGTCGTGCTGTTGCCGGTGGTCGTGATGTGCCGGACGCGCTCAGCGGTGAAGCAATCAACGTCGCAATCCTGACAGGCGTTGTCGAACAGGATGCCATACGCCTGCTGGTCGTTGACGAAGTCCTTCGCATGGCCGCCGCGGACCTTGCAGAAAATGGAGTCCTGGAACCAGATGCCGACAAGGTCGGTCCGCTCGAAATGCACGTCCTGAACAACGCATCGGTACGCCTTGAACAGCTGAATGCCGCGGTGGTCTTTGTCGCTGCCAGCCGTGGTGAGCGTCCCGCCGCCCAGAATCTTGCCGCCCGTGATGCGGACGTTTTCGATCGGCGTGACCTTGCTGGCCGTCGCGCCGTTCGCCGTGTTGTAGGCGCCGCCACGCAGCGGGGTCTCAAGCGTCACCGTAGTGCCGGCAACAGACGCCACGCGCACCAGCTCACCAATCTTGCTGTTGGTGCTGCTCGCGTCGAAAACGGAGTCCGAGCAGACGCGAATCAGGTCGCCTTGCACCAGCGTGGCGGCGTTTGGCGCGGAGAGGCTGATGCTGGTCGCTCCCTTCGCCGCGTTCGCGGTGAGCGCCAGCGTTGCGCCCTCGGAGCCCGCACCGGAGATCGCGCAGGTATCGTTGGCGGCGCCCGAGATATCCAGGACCGCCTTGGGGTCGAGCTCTAGGTGGAAGCCCGAGGCACACGTGATGCCGCCCTGGGAAAGATTGACCGTGCCGCCGTTGACCTTGACCTTGTAGCCGGTGACGACAGCGGCGTCGGCGAGCGCCTGCAATACCGCGCGGTCACCGACGGCATTGGCCGGCGTGTAGGCAAACGTCGAATTGACGATGTCTACCAGCAGCTGACCGACGCGAAGCGCCGTGTTGAAATTCGTGACGGTGGCGTCACGAATCTGCTGCGCGCGCGCCGCCGCGTCGTCGAGTGTGACTACGCTCACGTATAGCTCCAATCGAAAGTGCTGTCGAAGATGCCAGGGCCGCCCGCGATGCCACCGCCGCCAAATACCAGACGGCGACTCAGCGGGAACGAGCCCACGCGCCCACCGCGCACATCACGGCGGCGTGCCACGCTCGGCCGATCTCCGCGCAGCTTGGTCTTGAACTCCGCCTTGAGCTGCTCACAGCGCGCCACCGCGTTGTCGATGAGGCCGGGGTATTGGTCGCGCGTGAGCAGCGGAATCAGGCTGTTCCAGCGCACCCACTCTTCCCAGCCCACCATGCCATCGAACGTGTCGGAGCCTGCAACCAGGTCGACGAACACTCCGAGGTACCAGACGGTGATCGGAAACTCCGACTGCGGCGGCGGCAGGATGCCGATTACGTCGCCGTACTGAATCCACGCGGCCGGCACGCCGTTTTGCTGCAGGTAGTCGTTTCGCGATTCGAACGGCACCTTGTCGAGGTCGTAGGCCTGACCGTCCGCAATGCACTCGACGGCCTGCACATGCGCCACCGCCGGGTTGAGCGCCGACAAGTCGACCTCGCGCCAGACGTAAGGTGACGTCGCGCCGGTCGTCAGGTTCACGGTGTACGGCGTGAGGTAGAGCCCGAAGCCCTCCTCCGTCACCCACTCGCGAAAGCGCTGGATGCTCTGGTTGATCTCGCGAGTGAGCTTGGCGTCGGAATGGCGCAGCTCCGCCCCCTCGACGTCCGCCAGGTAGCGGAGATCGGCGATCAGGTCGTCGAGGGAGCGGGTGCGTGCCATGCCTCAGTTCACCGGCTCGGTGCTGCTGGTGCCGCTGGTGCCGCTGCCAGCACCTTCCGCGCCGGCCGCTTCAGGCTCCGGCGGAGGCGCGGGTGGCGGGGCCAACGCCATCGCAGCGGCAACCCACGCTTCCCGCACGCGTGCAGGTAGCTGTTCCCACGCCTGAAGGTCGTACGGCGGCGCCGCGAGCCCGGCCGGAGCCTTGCCCTCGAGCGACGTGACGTAGGCCTCGTAGGCTTGTTTCGCTTGTTCCATGGTCAGTACTCCGGGCTCTCCATGCAGAGAGCGATGAGGCGCTTGAGCGCCGGGTATTGGTCCGCCGACATGTCGGGGAACGCTTCGGCTGCCGCGGACTCGAAACCCGGCGGCAGCTCGCTTTGCTCGTCATCGGCGCCCATCGCGCCGGTGTCATCGGCGTCGGACATGGCGCCGCCGGGCGGAGGCTTGCGACCCCCGCCCTTGGGCTTGCCCGCCACGATGAGGGCCAGGTCCGGCCCGGCCATCTCGCGCGGTGCGGCCATCAGTCGGCCCTCATGTCGAGCTTGAAGGTGAGCCAGATTTCGTCGCCACTCGCCGGGTTCGTCGCAGTGCCGCCACCGTTGCCGATGACGAGTTGTGCCGTACCCGCCGCGGCGTCGTAGGCGGCCCACCAGTGCGTTTTCACGGTCCCAGCAGGCGAGTAGAGCTCCGCAAAAATGCGGGCCTTCTGTGCCTTGGGGAACGTAATGTCGTAGGTGCCGGCGCTCGCGTTCTTCGCGACCGTGACACCCGGATCATCTGCGGTCAGCGTGCCGACTGCACCGGCGGCCCCAATCGCTTGGGTCGCGCCGATATGCAGCCGGTCGCGCTTTGCGCATCGACCCGGCCAGTGCGGAACGTCTCCAGCTACGGCGGTCATGGTTACACCGCCACGCGGCCGCAGTAACCGGGCGCCGGCACACAGAACGCGGGATACGCCTGGATGCGGTGCTCGTAGTCGTTGCTGCTCGTCTTACGCAGCATTTCGAGTCCGTCGCCGTTGAGGACGAACGGGATTTTCTCGTACGCCGCCAGCTTGATGCTCGGCATGTGCAGAGCGAAGCCGGTGGAGTACGGGCAGAACGGGTCGGCGAAAATCTCCACCCGCTTGCCAGCCACGGCCAGCTTGATGCTGTCGTAGTTGAAGCGCGCGTCGCTACCGATATCGCGCGAGCCGCGGGATTCGAGCGAATCGGCAAGGGACTGCCACTTCTCCGGGTTGAGGTAGATCTCCGTCGGACCGGGCCCGAAATTGCGGCTGCGCATGCGCGTCACGAGACGCTTGATGCGCTGCTCCAAGTTCAGGTTGGTGACCTCGGCGCTGGTCAGGCGGACGCCCGACATGCGCGCGATGTCCAGGGTGCGGTCCAAGCCCTCGAACGTGGTCGAGGACGGGTCCGAGCCCGGGATCCACGCGCCAAGGCCGAGGATGATGCGGTTCGCGCCGGAGCCACCGAAGTCGCCGTCGCGGAAGCCGTACATCGTACCGGTCCAGTTGGTGGGCGTGCCCGCCGAGCCGCCGCTGGTCGTCGACACGGTGAACGTGCCGGCGTTGCGGTTGACGGCAACCACATAGCCCTTGTCGGCGCCGGAGTTGATGAGCGTGTGCGACGAGCTCGATCCGTCGTTGGCGGACACCACCAGGATCTGGCCGACCTCGATGTTCACGACGTCGTCAGCGGTAGCCAGCGTGCACACGCCGCTCGAGATGGTGAAGCCGCCGGGGGTAACCGACTGGCCGCCGTTCGAGTAGAGGTACGTGCTGAACGTGTCGCCAAAAGCGTTGTACAGACCGTCGATTTCGACCGTCTGATTGCGCAGGAATGCGCCCGCGTTGTTGCGGCTCGCGCGGATGACCTTGTCGCCGACTTCGACCGAACCGGTGTAGTCGCCGAACAGGACCGTCCACTTTTTGCCCAGCAGGTTGCCGCCGCTGGTTTGCTGCGACCCTTGCTGCGCCTTGGCCACGGTGGCGCCGAGGCCCTGCGGGTTGCTGACGATCAGCGGATGGACGTAAAGGTCGCCGCTGTGGTCCTCCTCGCGAGTGACACGGCCGAACAGCGGCCGCTCCTTCTTGGAGAGGTCGTCGATCTTGTCTTTGGTGTAGTCCTCTTTGAGGAACGCGTCGTACTGGGTGAGCGTGGAGGCGTACGCGACACACGGGTCGCGCTCCTCGACGCACGCTTGCATGCTGTCGTTGAGATTGAGAGAGATGCTGCGCATCGGAGTGCTGCTCCGGCGCGCACGAAGTCAGTGGCTCTTTGGTCAGCCCATTCGCGCTGCGAACGCTCGGATGCGCTCGTCACGCGACAAACTGCGCGTGGAGCCTCCTGCCTGTGCGGCCTGTGAGGGGATCGGGCTTCGAGCGCGCGGGGCGCTCGTCCTCACTGGCTCATTCCCTGCCAGGCCGGGTGACTCGGAGCTCGGCGCGGCCGCTCCGGAGGCCGTTGGGTCGTAGCGCCATTCCTCTAGCCGCTGCTTGAATTCGTCGCGGGCCATGTCGGCCGCCACGTGCAGCGGGATAGTCGTTTTGGTGTGCGGGTCGTAGTGCTCGCCGCGGAGCTCGACCACGCGCCGAATGAACGGCTTTTGCTTTGCGAAGTGCGCCAGCTCGCCGTCCTCGGACTGCGAAAGCTTCTCGAACGTGCTCTGTGCCTCTCGGTTCAACGCGGCGAGTTGCTGCGCTCGCGGGTCGTCCTGCTCAGGCTTCTGGCGTCCCTGTTTGAGCTCAGCCAGCTCGGTTTTCATCGCGTCGAGCTGCTGCGCCAACCGGGTCTTTTCCGGGTCGGCGGACAGGTGCTGATGCATCGCCTTGCGCGTAAGCTCGTTGATGTTTTCTCCGGGGAACACCAGCTCGAGCGCTTTGGTGTAGTCCTTCGCGGCATAGGCCTTGCGGGCCTGAATCATCGGCTCGAAATCGCGCTGCAAGCGCTGGCTAAGTTCGGTCGCGTTCGCGTGTAGCTGGCTCGACTTCGCGCGCTCGTCTTTCTGGAATCGGCGGAAGTCCGCCCACTCTTTCGAGCTCACGCCCAGCTTGCGCGCCAAGCCTTCGCGGATGCCTTCGAACTCCTCGGGGCGGAGGTCGCCGAAAGCGATCTTTATGGCCTTGTCGACGTCGCCGTGGCGTAGCCGGGCCTTAGCCTTGAGCTGATGCGTGCCGCGCGGTTCGGGCTTGCCGGTGTCCGCGTCCTCATCGACTTCGCTGCCGTCGCCGCCGTCCGCCTCGGTTTCGGCGGGAGCTGCCTCCGCCTTGGGCTTCGGGTTCGCCTGAGCGGCGGGCTCGGCAGCTTCTGCGGCGGGGGTCTCCGTGGCCGCCTCGGGCTTCGCTGCACGCTTCGTTCCCGGCTTCGGTCCGGGCTTGGCGCGGCGCTCGGCCTCGGGCGCGGTAACCTCGACGCCATCCTTTTCGGCGGTCGCGTTCATCGCACGCGCGAACTTTTGGATATTCGACTCGCGCTTGTCGGCGGGCGCTGTGTTGGCGACCGCCTTGGGCTTCTCTTTGCCCTTTTGCTCGTCGCCAGGCGCGGCTTGCTCGGGTGCGTCGGCCTTGGTCGGCGCCGTCTTGACCGGCTTCGCAGCAGCGCCCGCGCTGGCTTCAGCGGCAGCGTTGGTGGCGACGACTTCAGCGGTAGCTGCCATGGGTCACGCTGCCGCCGGCATCGGCGGTCCTCCTGCTGGCATGGGCATCGGGCCCGGTGGGGCGCCCGGCGGCATAGGCGGCGCTCCAGCACCGGGCATGGCTGGTCCACCAGGCGCCGGAGCCACCGCGTCTTGCGAGCCCGGGTCGATGCCCTGAGCAATCTGCGCGGCCCGGAGACCCTTTTTGGTGATCTCGTTGTCGAGCTGCTGCATGAACGTCAGAAAAAATTGCTCGTTGAACGTCGGGATGCCGTCGAGCTGCGCGTCCAGGTAAGCCTCGGCCACCTGCACCATCGCGTCCTCGAGCGAGGGCATCCACGGGATCGGTGCCTTGAACCGGAACGAGCCGTCCTGCTGCTTTTGCGGCGTCGCGTCCAACCAATCGTCGATGTAGCGCTCGATGAGTTGGCGTTGCTTGCCAGCCTTGTCGACTTCTTGCTTGGTGTCGAGATACTCGATCACGCGGAGCAGGGCATCATCACTCAGTTTGCCGGACGCGTTCAGCTCCTGTGCGAGCTGCAGGCGGTCGGTGGGCGTGTTTTTGAGCCCACTCACCGGATACACGTCGTACGCGTCGATGGGTAGCTTCACGTCGTTCCAGCGGTACGAACGGAGCGAGCCCTCGCCGCGCCAGCGCAGCGTGTAATCCTTCTTTTCATCGCCGATGTTGTCGTTTGCGGCGACGATTTGGCGAGCTGCCTCGACGGCACAGGCCGTCTCGTATTTCTTGAAGACCACCGCGAAGCGCTCGGTCTCCATGTCGGCGAGCGTGCGGATGGCGACGCCGGCCGTGACGCCTTGCTCTTTGCGGCTGGTGGCGGACATCTGGCTGATGCCGCTGATTTCGTACGCCTTGCGGTCGTTCAGCTGCACCCACTCGAGCACCTGCTCATTGAGCGGCGATGGCGAAAACCACTGCACCGGATTTGCGCCGGGCGTCTTGCGAATATTGATCGCGTCCTCGTTCGTGAGCAGATCTTCTTCACGGACGCTGCCCTCGTCGTAGATGCACACGGACTGCGACGTGCGCTTGACCACGGATTGGCAGCGCGCGATCGATTCGTTCACCTCGTCGCAAATCGGCATGACCTCCTCGACGAGCGAGACCGCGCCGAAGCCCAGCACTTCCCACGCCCAGCGCAGGAAGATGAACGGAAACTCCTGGCGCTTCCACGGCTCGTCGAGGAGAACATGTCCGCCGTTCGGACCATCGATGGCCACCACGTGGCGCCCGGGCATGTTTTTGCTCAGCGGCAGCCGCCAAGCCTCGCGGACCTTGATCTGATCGGCCACGCGCGTCGTGCCGGCTACGTTGCGCGTGAGCTCGTCCTCGTACTCTGCCGCGCGGTAAATGGCTTCCTGATCTGCATCGCCCGGGTACTGCGCCGCGAGCGAATCGCGGTCGTACGGGTAAATGTGAAACAGCGACAGGGGATTGCCGTTCTGCGCCTCGAGCGCATCTACAAACACTTCCCACGGGAGCACTCGGTCGATGCACACGCGCTCGTTTTCAACGTCCGGCGTGAACTTCATGGCGCACGCGGCGGGGAAAATGCAGCTATCCAAAAACACGCGCTGCGATACTTCCCAGAAGTCTGCGTACGCGCCCTGAGGGCGGAGCATCGTCGCTTCGACGCATCGGTCGAGCTTCTGCGCCTTGCGCTTCGTCTCCCAGTCGGCGTCGCTGGTGACGAACTGCGACTTGGGGCGCTGGCGGCCCGCGATCTTGGCCTGCGCGGTATTGGCCAAGCTGCGCTCGGTCGCCCATCGGAGCGGCACGGCATTGTCGCCGTCGCCAACCTCCATGCTGCCGGCGGTGTAGTAGGCGCCCGCGGTCAGGCTGCGAATGCGGCGCATCTCGTAGCGCGAGAGCGCCTCGAGGCAGCGGGTCTTACGGCCCTTCTGCTCGTTCTCGAGCGCGTCGCAGAGCTCGACGACGGCGCGACCAACGTCCTCCTTTGACGCGCGTTGCCAGCGCTTCTGCGCCAGGCGCTCGGACGCTGGTTGCTCGGCTTGCTCTGCCAATACGTCGACAATGCTGACGGTTTACCAACATTCTGTCAAGATAGGACTTGACAGTGGATTCGCGGCTCATCCTTGGCGAACTCCGGCGGCGGCTGGCGCAGCAACCGGGCGACGGTTGGACTGCGGCCAAGCTCATCAAGCTCTGCCACCCGAAACAGGCCGCGTTCGTGGGAGACAAGAGTAGGCGCAAGGCCGCACTGTGCTCCCGCCGCGCCGGCAAGAGCTTCGGCCTACTGGTGTGGTTCATTGTGGGAGCCATCACCGATCCGGGTGGATTGTCGGTGTTCATTTGCCGCACCAAAGGCGACGCGCGTCGCATCCTCGAGCCAGCGGTGATGGAGCTGCGCGAGCGCACCGGGATGGCGCTGCCGTTCTACGAGCGCGATGGCCAACTCATGCTCGGGCTGCCCGGGCGTCACCAGCTGTGGCTGGCTGGCTGCAAAGACCAAAGCGAGGTCGGCAAGTTCCGCGGCGCCGGCAAGGGCTACCGCCGCGCTGCGGTCGACGAGGCACAGGAATTCGCCGATGACGTGCTGCGCAAGCTGGTTCTAGGCGCGCTCGAGCCGGCGCTGCTCGACAAGCACGGCGACCTGGCCATCACCGGCACGCCTGGACCGATTCCGGCGGGGCTTTTCCACGAAATCACCACTGGAGAAGGCGGCACGAAGTGGCCAACGCACGCCTGGACGATTCACGACAACCCCCACATTCAGGACGCGGAAGCCGAGCTCGCCGCCTACCTGAAACAGTACGGGCTCACGCCAGACGCGCCCGTGTTCATCCGCGAGTGGCGCGGTTTGTGGGTCTACGACGCTTCGGCGCTCGTGTACCCGTTCGTGGGCGACAAGAATGCCTGCAAGGCCGACGAGATCCCGACCGAGGGCGCGGCGTGGGTGCTCGGTATCGACCTCGGCTCGAGTTCAGCCACGGCGTTCGTGCTCGGCTGCATCGTGCCGGGACAGGCACACGTCTACATCGTCAGCGCCGCCAAGCATGAGAATTGGATACCGTCGCGCATCGCGGCAGAGGTCGAACGCTACCGCAAGGCGACGCCAGGCCTGCGCGTAGTGGTCGACGAGGGCGGCCTGGGGCGCGGCTACGCGCAGGAGATGCGCGAGCGCTACGGTATTCCGTGTGAGGCGGCCGAGAAAACCAAGAAACGCGGCTTCCAAGAGATTGTGGCCGGCGAGCTCCGCAGCGCGACCATCAAGATCGAAGCGTGGGCGTGCCGTGAGCTGCTCGACGAAATGAGCATTCTGCAGTGGTTGCCGGACCGCTCCGAGGAGGACTCGGCCCGCTTCGCGAACCACGCCTGCGACGCGTTCTTGTATTGCGTGCGGGCGCTCCGCAGCGGCTACAACCCGCAGCTTGAGCCGCCCAAGCCCGGCACCCCCGAATGGTGGGCGCAGCAGCGGGAGAAAGAGCGCGCGGCCGCCAGGGACCGCGGGCGAAAGCGCCAGCGCGGATTCAAGCGGGTGGCGCTGCGCGAAGCTTTGCCCGGAGTCGTCGAATTGATGCCGCTAGCTTTCCGCGATGCGCAGCCGGCGTCACGTACCCGGTTTCACGCCGCCAGCGCTGGACACCAACCAGAAACTCCAGCTCTTCTTGCGGCGTAAACCGCGCTCTTGGACGCTTAACGCTCACGGCTCGAGGCGCGCCACGATAACGTTGCTGTCCGGCGTCCAATAGCGCTCTCCCGTCTCGGGGTCTGAGAACGTCCAACCGCCGTCGAAGCGCTGTACGTCTACGCTCGCGTCACTAGGCCCACTTGGGACCGGGTTTCGGAGCGCTAGGCTCGTTACCTTGAGGTCGCTGTTTTCGTCGGACGCGGCGTTTTTCTTGGGTGGCATCTGTCGTTTCTCCTGTGGTTTCAATCGTGAGCTTTTGCTGTTCGCGCAGCTCGATGAGGGTGTCCGCGAGCTCGGCGACCTGCGCCGCTGGTAGGCGCTTGGTGGCTTCGCGCACGAGTTCGGCATCGGTCATGCGCTCGAGGCGCTCGGCGTCGCTCCTGTTCGGCTCGCCCGTCATGCCTTGTAGCACGGCGACCGCTTGGACCACCTTGAGCATTACGGCGGTGTCGGGCGCCGGCACCTCGGCTCCGCGCTTGTTCGTGTAGGTCCTGGCCTGCGCTTCGTCCCACACATGCTCGAGCCGCACCATCAGCGCCTCGCGCCGCTCGTCGGGAGGAAGGTGCGACAGCTCGCGAAAGGGACGCATCACGGGCCCGTTGCCGCGGTGGCGGTCGGCTGTCACCCGTGCCTCCAAATCCCCAAAGGACCCAAGCGCAGCTGCCACGCTTGGCCCTTACGCACAAACCGACAGAGCGGCTGCTGGCGATACTGGGCCCAATAGCGCCAGCGTTTCCAGACCCAATGAACCGTGATGTTCACGGCGCCGGCAGCTCCTTGGCGTGATCCTCGATGAGCTTGGCGAGCGTGCGCCCGCTGCGGTCCGGGTATTGCGCCACCAACTCAGCCGCGCGTAGCAAGCCCTGGCGATAACCCTCTTGCTGCGCCACGCGGAGCGGGGCCATTGCATCGAGGAAGATTGCGCGCCCCTCAGCTCGGCTCGGTTGCGGCGGCTTCTTCTGCTTGGGCATGATGCTCCTGGGGCAGCTCGATCTTGGGTTTGGTGCCCGGCAGCAGCGCGAACGGCCACGGCGTTTCGGTCAGGCCGAAAGCGTTGGCGAGCCGCCCGAGCATCTGCAGCTCAGAGAGCGCGCCTTGGGACGGCGGCATGCGGCCAAAGTAACGCAGGGTCATTCTGCCGTGACCCCCATCACCACGCCAACGACAGCGCCGATGGCGAAGCCGGCCATAAATGCGATCAGGCAGGCGTCAAATAGGTTCACCGGCGCTGCTCCCCGTAGTCGAGCTCGAGCGCCTCGTACTCGGGACGCTGGTCCGGCAACTCGAACAGAATCTCGTCGGCGCGCACCATGCGGTATTCGCCACCGGGACGCTCGTGCTTGGTGGGCACGGGGAAGCTCTCCCAGCTGCAACCGCGGGGATTCGTGCGGGGCTTGGCCACATCCAGCGACCAGTCCTGCCCCGCGCGCTCGTCGACTACCACGCACATGCCGGGCTCCACCTCCGTCGGCACGAGCGGGCCGCGACCGTCGCGCAACCGCCAACCGGGACCCGTGGCGAGCACGATGGCCTCGCGCACGCCATTGGCCTTGCCTTGGCGGTTCGCCGGCAGCACGAGCAGGCTCCCGCTCATGCGTTCGGGCCGCGGCTTGAGATACAGCAGCACATTGTCGTCGAGCGGGCGGATGCGGCTCGGGTGGCTATCGCCAGCAGCAGGCTGGTCGCCGGCCAGCATATCGAATAGCGGCGGAATGGTCGGAGCAGGTGGTGCCTCGCTCGGGCTCGGTAGCTCGATTGCTGGCTTGCTCATGGTGACACCTCATGATCGCGCGCGCGGGTAAAGGTACGATTTGGACGAATGCACATCACTTTTCTCCTCTCGAGTCTTGGTCACTTCCTGGAAAGCCTCTGAGATCGCGCGGTGTCTGAATGCCGCTGATGCACCACTGCAAACGCGAACGATTGGCCTTCGCCAGCCCCCGCCGGCCGCATTCGCGATGCAACTTGGTCAAGCCCTGCGCCCGACAGAACGCCCGTAGCCGCGTTTCGCTCGTGCCCAGCTGATAGACAGCCTTGCGCAGCGCGCGTTTCGCTCGTGCCCAGCTGATAGACAGCCTTGCGCAGCGTCGGCGCCTCGCGCAGCACGTCGGCGACGTGTGTGGGTTCGAGCACGACGTAGGCCTTCATGCCGCATGCCTCCCGCCGCGGGTCGGTTGGTCGCGCTCGTCGAGCCGCTTGGCGCGCTCGGCCTCCCACCGTGCGTCGACCGCCGAGCGCCCGTAACGCTCGTGCAGCAGGTCGCGGAAGCGCCCGACGTGCACCGCGCGCTCGGCGGCGGAAAGCGGCTTGCGGTCATTCTCGCGCTGCTCCGCGTGCGCCTCCAGGCGCGCGTTGAACCGCTGCCACTCGAGAAACAGCTGGTTGTTCAGGCGCTCCCAGGCTTCGCCGTGGCCCTTGTCGGCGGCCTCCGGCGCGTAGGCTGCGGGGTCCCAATCCTCATCGTAAACCATGGCTATTTCGTGCCTCCGATTGCTTGGGCCTCACGCATCAGCGCCATCGCCTTGGCGCCAGCTTCCTTGGCCGATTTGGCGGCGCGGCTTTGCCTGCCGCCCGTTTGCGCGTCGTGCTCCAGCTCGCCGATTGGCTTGAGCTTTCCCGGGGTTTCGCACTTAAACTTCAGGTCAGCGCGAAGCTTTCGGAACCAATTCGCATCCCGGCGGCCCATGCCGCCTCCGATGGTCCAATGCGTCACGAATTCCCGGGTTCCAGCGCGGATTTGCTCCGGCTCGACGCCGTACCGCTCCACGAAATCACGCACAATGCCCACGGATTCTGCCTTTTCGAGCAGATCCAGCGGACAGGTTGTGAGCTTCGTCTCCGTTGCCGCAGGCTCTGAATCGGCCGGGGTGGCGGTTGGCGCGCGCCCCTGCGCGCGGTCTCCCACCAGCACGGCTGGATTGGCTGGTACAGCACGGCTGAGCACAGAGTGACCAGTTGTGACGTGCTGTGACTGCGCGTGACTCTTGGTCACGCCTTGTGACCCGTCGTCACGTTCCGTGACAAGCTCATCCAGGAGAGAACCGGCCCGGTGCGCCGCCGCCCTTCTTGCTCGGCTCTCTCGCTGGCGCTGGGCATCGCTCTGCGTTGCCTCCTGCGCCCGGATGAAGTTGGGCACGAAAAGTACCCTGTCGTGCACGGTGACCACGCCGCGCTCTAGGAGCTTCGCGACGCCCGTGCGTGCGTGCTCCAAGGGTAGGTCGGCGAGCGCCGCCAGTGCCTCTGCGGGCTCCAGGCCCTCGAGTTCTAAGATGCCTGCCCGGTCCACCTCGAGCAGGAGGGCGTGCAGACACATTCGCCCGTCCCACCCCAGCAGCTTCGTGGTGACCGTTTTGCGCGTGTAGATGCGCACGTAGCGTTCGTCTTCGAAGTTCAGGCCGCCCTCCGTCGCACCTTGCCGCGCACCCGCTTCGGCGGGGTCTGCCAAAGCAGGTGATGCAGGTGCGGAATGCCGTGCCCGTCCAGCACCGCGTTCACGGTGCAGAAGGCGTCGGCCTGGTCGGCGTCGTCGAAGTCCCCACCCACGGTGCGCAGGGCCTCGACGACGTATTTCTTTGGGTCACCCGGCGGCTTGGCACCGAGCATCAACTTTCGCGCGTGCGCGAGATTGACAAACTGCAGGTCGAGCCCAGCTTGGTCGAGCAGCTCGAGACGGAGCACACCGCGGAGCTCGGCGAGCGGCACCGTGCTGAACGCGCGCTGTGGCGGCAGATCTTCGGCCACCACATGCGTCGCGCCAACACGGATCAGCCACGTGCGCACGTCGCGCGCGATGTCACGGAGTCGACCCGTCACCTCGCGCGTGCTCGCGCCCTTGTGGAGTGGGACCCCGAAGCTCGTGCGCTCAACGCGCGCAAAGTCGAGGTCCCACCCTGAGGGCACAGCTACGGCGCCGAAGCCCGTGAGGCTGATATCCAGGCCGCCGATGATCACGCCTGCGCGCTCGCCCCGGCAGTGGCCTTGGGTTTGCGCGGCTTGCGCTTCTTTTCTGTCGGCAGAGGCGTCGCCTTGTCCGTGACGTCTTTCGCCACCTCGTCGCTGAGCGCCTTGGCCTGAGCCGCCGCGTCTTTCTTGCCGTTCGGCGCCTTCAGCTCGAGCTCCAGCTGTTTCTCGCGCTCGGTCATGGCGCGCTCGGTGAGCAGCTCGTTCGTATCGGTGCGCCGCTCCTCGACGGTGCCGGTCTTGTAGAGGTAGTTGCGCACGCACGGCACGTCGCGATAGGCGGCGCCATCGCGCACCTCGAGGGAGAGGCGATGCATCTCGGACGCCAGCTCCTCGATGTGCGCGTTCGCTTGCTTCTTCGCGGCGTCGCGCTCGGTCTCTTTCTGCTGGATCTCACCGAGCAGGAAGGCGCTGCGCTTTGCGCGCTCGACCACCTCATCGTTCTTCAGCACCACGCGCAGATTTCGCGTGAATTTCTCGGTCTTCACGTCCTTCGGATCAGTCTTTTTCGCAGCCATTGCGTCCCTTTCTGCCTCCGCCAACAAGCGCTCGGCGTCCGCGATGGACTCCGGGCCAGAATGCTTTTTTGCTATCGTGAGCAGCTCGCGCGCGACCCGGTGGCGCTTGCGCACCAGCTGCAAACACGCCGGGCACGTGACGCGGGAAACATCGCTCGTGCCACCCTCACCCACGGTCACGGTGAGCTTGCGGCATTCGCTCGGCCACTTGCGCGACCAGTGCGTGACTGGCGTCGTCGCACGGCTCGCTCGGCGCGCGTCAGGGTCGGCGGCCGCGACTACCGAGGCCAGCACGCCGGAGCCGGTACGCGAGCCTACAGGCGTTGCATCGGTTATCGAGCCCGCCTTGGCCCTTGTTGTGCGGCGAGAAGCACTCGAGCGGCCACCACTCGCCGCCGGGGCAGGATTCGCAGAATTTGGCTCGCCCCCACCAGAAAAGGCGGAAGCGCGAGGCGCCGTAGTGGAGGACTGGGCGCGGCTCATCCGGCTCCATCCCCGCCCTCGTCAGCCCGGATACCGAGCTGCTCGTCAAGCACCGTCAGCGACCGTTCGAGGAGCGAACGCGCGCGGCTCAGTTGCGCCCGTGATTCCTCCAGCGCCTCGTGCGTGTTGGCGAGCGTGACACGCAGTCGCTCAAGCTCCTGAGACGAATCGGGCGCCGTCGCGATGGCACAGCCGCAGCTGGGACAGGCGTCAGCCACGGCGCCCCTCCGCGTTGTCGGCCAGCTCGATCATGTCTTGGCCGAGCTCGCGCGCCATATCCGGCGGCATGACCAGCTTGATCTGGTCGCACAGGAATTCGACCCGGCCGTCCACCACCTGCAGCACGACGGCGAGCCCAGCGTGAGCCCGCGTCGGTGGCACAGCTGCGCCACCTGAGGCCGCCGGCCGACGGAACGGCAGCACGATGCCGTCGCTCACGGCCGCGTCTCCTGGGGGTCCCCCAGATCGCCAAATGTCTCGACGGATTTAGCCGAGGCACCGCGCGTCACAACATCGTGAAAACGCGGTCGAAATCGCGTGCCGGTTATCTTGAGGTGCTGGCGCCGTAACTGGCTTGGAGGTTCAAGTCCTCTCCGCTGCACTGAAAAAACCGCCTGATCCGAAGTCAGGCGGTTTTTCTTTTGGAACGCTTTTTCTGGGGGTCCCCCAGATCCACCGTCGCCAGCGCCGCCCGAAAGGACGGCTTCACGTAGCGGGACGTGGTGCTCAGCAGCTTGTGCCCCACCCGGTACTGGATACCCACGATGCTCTTGCCCTGCTCGAGCTCGTGCGTCGTAAAGGCCGACCGTAGGTGTGACCCCGCAAACCGCTTGGCCGCCTCGCCCTTCAGCACCGCCGTGGCCGCCGCCTTGATGTGCGGCCGGTAGTCGTGCCAACCGAATATCAGCCCAGCGTCCGGACACACGGCGTCGAGGGCCGCCCTGGCCTTGCGCGTTAGGGGCACGTCGCGCGCCCAGCGCGCCTTGTCGATGTCCGCCGTGATGCGCAGCACCGGCGAGCCCTTGGCGTAGTGCTCGGGCACGCTGAGCTTGTCGAGCGTTGCGGGCCGGAGCCCAGTCTCGTAGCCCACCACGAAGCGCGCCCGGATCGGGAACAGCTTGGCCTTGTATGTTCGCTTGCGCGCCAGGTCGCGCCGTGGCGGCCCCTTCCGCCCGCCCCACTCCGGCAGCTTGGCGATGATGCGCAGCGTCTCCTGGGGGGAGATTGCGTCGGCCGCGGTACGGCGCCGGACGGGGTGCGCCTTGCCCGTCACGTTCTTGGGCACGCCGGCAATCGGAAATGCCGCCGGCAGCGCGCCAATTTCCTCGAGGGCACAAAACGACACCAGATTGCGGAGCGCGGTGAGCTCGTGTCGCACGGTCGACGCCAGCACCTTGCCAAGGCGCCGCCGCCGATACTCCGCGCAGCCCGCCTCGGTCAGCTTCTCGACCGACCCAAAGAACGGCACGAAATGCGAGCGCGCGTAGTCCCGCCAAACGTCCCGCGTTGGCTCCGCGTGCGTGGTTGTCAGCCATTCTTGCCATGCGCTTACGAGATCCTCGAGTGCAGGTGCACCACCGACGCGAGGTGCACGTTTGGCGATTCGGAGCTCTCCAGCTCGAGCAGCGGCGACGAGGCGCGCGGCCTCTGCGTTAGCTTTGCCCTCGTCTCTTGTGCCCGTGGACCGCTCAGTAGTGCGACCATCAGCGGTGAAGCGGGCGCGCCAGTTTTCGTTGGGCGAGTTGCGGGTGAGCGTCCAGGCTTGGTTTTTCCGTCGCTTGAGAGTGATTCTGCCCATGCGTCGAGATCCGATTCGAGGAACAGCACGCGCCGACCAATCTTCTTTGGCGTGAGCGCAGGTCGCACGTGCGCGTCGAATGCCGCGACCGAGCACCGGCAACGTTCGGCCGCTTCGCGTTTCGTCAAGAGCCTCACGCCGCTGCCTCCTGATCTAGACGGATCAGTGCGTCGAGCGCACGCGCCACCGGCCCCTCATTGCGGAACCACTCGCCCTGCTCACGATACTCGCGAAAGCAGTCGTGCAAAAAGCGCTCGAGCTCTAGGCCGCCCGGCACGCTGCATAGCAGCTGCATTTTGCGTCCGGTTGCCAGCTCGAGCGTTCGTTGACGACCGGAAACGTTATCGGACCAGCCCACCTTCACGAGATTGTCGAGCGCGATGAAGTAGACCACTCGGCCCGACGGGAATTGGGCATCGCGCGCCGGCACCGCGTTGCCCTCGCAGGCACCGCTGGCCACCGTGACGAGCTTCCCGCCACAACGCACGCGCCACCGCCACGAATAGCGATCGCGGCGCTCTATTGAGCCGGGCGTGTTCACGATGCCGCCTTCTGGTCGGGCACGAAGCGGCAGCCCTGCCCGCACTTCGGGACCTTGCCATCACGCACCTGGCGCCGGACATGGCCGAGCGCGCGCATGATTTCGACGCCGCAGCGGCACCGGAAGAACCACTGCGACGTGTCGCCCTTGCACTGGCGCAGCGGCGTGAGCCAGCCGTATTCGGCCGCCACGGGCTTCGCGTTACGGGCTCGCGCTCCGAGTTGCGGCGTGCCGGATAGCGAAACAGGAAGATCGCGAACGCGCGTCACGGCGGGAACCCCATCCGCCAATTGGTCTCAGCAGCGATCTTCGGGTCGATCGAGATTCCGACGTCGGTGGCCTTGTAGCCCGGAAACATGGCCTCGAGCTCCCGTTGCTTGTGCTCACACTCGGTGACGATCTGCGCCATGAACTCGTCGAGGGTGAAAACGCCCTTGGCGATGAGCAGCGCCGTGAGCGCATTGACCTCGACGCGCAGCATGAGCACAGCGTCGGCGCGGTCCCGGTAGGCCTTCACACCCGGCGCGTCGGCAGCCTTCGTGCCGATCATCCAGCCCACTAAGACGCTCCGCCACTTGCCCAGACGTTGTGTCGCTCGCTCGTAGGCCTCACGGATCCCCGCGCTTGTTTGTTCGTCCTTCACGCAGCATTCTTTCCGGCCGTGACGGCCTCGATGGCACAAAGCAGGTCGAGCCGGTCAGCGCGCTTGCGGTTGCAGCGCAGCAGCCGCCGCACGCCACGCGCGGTCGTGCCGACGAGCGCCCCGAGCTCGTCTTGGGTGAGCTGGCTCGCGGCACAGGCGCGCAGCAGCCGCGCACGACCGGCGCCTTTGGGCCTCGCTGGCGCGGGGAACAGCAGCAGTTTACCGGCCATGCCTGCCCCCAATCCGGAACCGGTCGCCGTCGTGCTCCAGCGCCTGCTGGAAGCGTTCCGGTCGGCGGGTGAGCTGCGGCTCCTGGCTGCCGGCGAGCCCGTAGACGAGGGCAGCGCCGAGCGGCAGCAGGGCCAGGAAAACCGAGGCGGCGATCATGTCAGCGCGCCCCCGATTGACGCCCCGGTGCGGGAGCGATGAGGTGGGTGACGATGACTTTGGAGTCGGATGCGCGCGGCGCGATCTTTGGGTTGCTGGTGTGCGTAGCGGCCCTGCTGGCATGCGGCGGCGGAGCCGAATGGACGCGGGTAGGCGCACGGACCTACGCAATCGAGTGCGACGGGACGCGGGAGTGCCACCAGCGGGCCCACCGGCTCTGCCCCTACGGCTACAAGGTCAAGGAGCAGCCCAGCAGGGACGACCTCCTCGTGACATGCGCACCGCCTGTCTTTTGCAGCAACCAGGGCGACTGCGCAGCACAGGGGCTTCGTTGCGTGAAAAGCAAGCGCTACCCCGGCCGCGGCGTCTGCGCCGACCAGTAGCGTCACGCGGCGTCTCCCGCCGCTTCTGGCTCCGGGGCTGCCTCGTCCCACTCCGGCAGGTCGATGCCGTAGTGCGTCTTGATCTTGATGCGCCACGGCGCGCTCGGCTTTCGGTCTCCCGACGCCCAGCGGCTCACCAGATTCTGTCGAGCTCCCAGCTCCGTCGCGACCTGCACCATGCGCCCGTGGGGCTTGCACAGTTCGGCGAAGCGCTTCGATCCCTTCGAAACCATCGGACGGAGCCTATCCCTCTTGGGATATATGTCAAGAGGGATACATGTCCCGTGCCAGGATCGGCCTGCGAATGCCGAAAGTGACCGTGGCAACACCCTTGGAAGTGACCGGTATGCCCGTTCGGTTGCACGGGGCGATGCAGGCCGTTGCTCAGGCCTCGGGGCTCAAGAAGCTCACGCAGACGCAGCTGCAGGAGCTGTCGGGCGTCGCGCAAAGTTCGATTTCGCGCCTGCTCAACAAGAAGCGCGCCGGTGGTGGGCACGTCGCGCACGCTGTCCTAATCGCCCAGGCGCTTGGCGTCCGTCCGGGTTGGCTCATCGTGGGCGAGGAGCCGATGCGTCCCGCTGGCGCGGTCGTTCCGCGGCTCCCACAGGTCGTCGATGCAGACGCGCAGCGCCCGGCGAACGTTGGCGTGGCTGCCAAACACGGTAAGAAGTAGGCGCCCGTCCCCCGAGGTCACGTCCACTGCCACCCCTCGTGAACAGGGCCTGATCCGATAGCGGTAGGCCATGGCTAGGTAGAACGCGCCAATCGGTCGCCGGCTTTGCGCGGTTGCGTACCCAAACGTTTTATCCCTCTTGACATATATCCCAAGAGGGATAGTGTACCTGAGTCCTCGCTCGGAGGGGGCCTCGCAGCAGGCACCCCATCCCCCCTGGCCTGACCGGCTACGGGGCCCCGACTCCGGGCGAGCACAACCAGGAGCCCCCGTTGAAAGCCACCATTCACGTCGATTCTGACCAGCCCGTGTTGGTGCTGGTCCTGCCGCTTCCGCCCCGGAAGTGCCGCGAGCTGCCCGCCGACGGCCGCCGCGTCGTCGATACCACCGCCGAGCCCGCACCCGCCAACGTCGTCCACTTTCGGAAGGCCGTCGGTCAGTGAAGCTCGTCTGGAGCGATCTCGAGCGGCGCGCCGTTGCGATCAGCATCATCGGCAAGCTGACCCATGTGGCGCCGAGCCCGTGGGACATGGCCGCGCTCGCGGTCGAGCTGGCCGAGATGGCGAACGAGTCCATCGGCCACTGCTGCGATCGGCAGCCGCACCTCGGCACTCGCGAGGAGCTGCAGTCAGAGCTGGAGCGCGTGCGTGCCGTCGCGCGCGAATCCTCGCAATCGACCACAGCAGCGCGGATGGCGCAGATCGCAGCCGGCGGATCGGGGGTGCCGTCGTGAGCCTGGCGGCGAACGTCGAGCGCATCGAGCGTCGCATCGGGCCGCTCGATAGTCACGAGCGCGAGTTCGTCGCCGGCTTTCGCTACTGCGTCGACATGTTGGAGGCGCGTTGGCTGCTCAAGCGCACGGGCGCCGTGCTTGTGAAGCGGTACCGCCGCATCCGTGGCGCGCTGCACCCCTACCTGACCTGGGGGATGCCGTGACCGAACCCGCGATCCTCTACGCCGAGCACATCGACGATTTGGGCCAGGCCTGGAGCCTGGCGCTGGTGCGAACGCGTTGGGCCAACGAGGGCCAGTGCGTGCTCGAGTGCACCAACAAGGCAGGCGTGAGCCTGGTCGAGCAGGGCGCCTGGTCGGTGGCCCACGATGACGACGGCCCCGCCCTGCTCCGCGTAGAAATCCCGATGGACGATGAGCTGAACTACGCGGCCCTGAACCTGCTGCTCGGCAAGCTCGTCGCCAAGGGCGGCAGTTGGGGCATCGAATCACACGAGGTGCTGCCGTGACCGCGCTCCCATTCCCCAGCGGTGTCCCGATCGACGTGTCGGCCATGCCGGCAGCATCGAGCGGCCGCACCACGCTCGCCGACGGGAGCGAAGGCGCCGTGCTGCAGCCCGCGTACACGGAGCCGCCGCGCCCGCGCTTTCCAGCCGTGTCGACGCCGCGCCTGCTGGTGCTGGCTGACGAGCTCGGCACGATGGTCGCGCTCGAGCAACACAAGGGCGAGCCCTGGGTTGACTGGGCCGCCAACGTCGAGCGCCAAGCCGTCGCCGAACTGGCCCGGCGCGCCATCTGACTACCCGGCGCTGCGGCGCCAAGGAGGGACCATGTCTGCTGCGAAACAGATCGCTACCGAAACCGATGCGGCGACGCCCGCCGCGATCAGCCGCGAGGCGCGCGCCCATCTGCGCGCCGTGTTCTACGACACCGTGCAAGCGCTCGCGGCGCTCGATTCTGGCGACCACTGCGGCGCCGACAACGCGCTCAAGGCCGCCATGCTGGCCGCCGCGGACGCGCGCGCTGCGCTGCAGCCGCTGCTCGCGCCGCTGTCACCCAAGGCCCAAGTCGACGCCTCACTCAAGGAGTGGCTCACATGAAAGACATTGTTCTCATCGATCACGGCAGCGTCTACTGGGCTGCCTGGCACTCCAGCGTGCACGAGGAGGTCAGCGCCGCGCATGACCGGTGCGTCGCCCACGTCCGCAAGATTGCCGGAAACACGAAGGCGGTCGCCATCTGCTGCGATTCGCCCAAAAGCAACCGCCGCGCGAAGTTCCCGGAATACAAGGCCAATCGCCCGGAGAAAGACCACGCGGCTATCGAGCAGCTGCAGCGCACGAAAGAGACCCTGCGCCGCGACGGCTTCCTGCTCTGGGAGGTCGAGGGCTACGAGGCCGACGACGTGATCGCCAGCGCCGTCAAGCTCGCACTCGCCGACCCCGAAAACGGAATCACCGTGTGCACCGCCGACAAAGACCTGATGCAGCTCGTCGGTCCGCGCGTCATCTGGGAGAGCACCCGCGTAGACCTGCAGTTGCAGGTGCTGGGCGTCCAAGAAAAGCTCGGCGTGCCGCCTGCCATGGTGCGCGACTGGCTCGCCCTCGTCGGCGACAAGTCCGACAACGTGCCGGGCGTGCCGGGGATCGGTCCCGTCAAGGCCGCGGCACTGCTGAACGAGTTCGGCAACATCGAGACGATTCTCGAGCGTGTTCAGAAAAACGTCACGCACAAGCTCTTTAGCCCGGCCATTGCCGCCGCTTTCTACGATGCGCAGAACCTGAAGAATCTGGCCATCGCGCGTGAGCTGGTGACCCTCGTCGACACGCTGCCGGTAAACTTTGACGAGATCTTCGAGGAGCGCGCATCTCAACCGCTGGTCGCGCCAACCGGGGAGTTTGACGATGAGCCGGCTCCCGCGTCGGCGCCGGTGCCCACCCCTGCTCCCCAACAGACGCCCGAGCCGCGCACCGAGCTTGTCGTCGCGCCACAGCAGCCGGCGCCTGTCACGACTTTGGCGCCCGCGCAAAGCTCCGCTCCTTCTGCGCCGGCCCTCTCTGCATACGAGCAGCAGCTGCAGCCGCAGACGCTGAAAGCGGCCTCGATCTTGGCGGAGACGCTTTTCAATTCGCGGCTGTACCAAAAGCTCGGCAACAAAGAGGCGATCTTCGCGGTCATCCTGCGCGGGCGCGAGATGGGGCTGACCGCGCTCACCTCGCTCGACATGTTCCACGTCGTCGAGGGCAGGCCGACCATGACGGCGCACATGCTCATCTCCCGTGCGAAGCAACACCCCGACTGCAAGTACTTCCGCTACATCGGCGGTGACGACACGTACGCGGAGTACGAGACATGGAACCGGCTCAATCCCGAGCCGACGCGGCTCAAGTACACCATCGAGCAAGCGAAGCGCGCAGGTGTCGTCAAGGCCGGTTCGAATTGGGAAAAGCGCCCCGCCGAGATGTTGCGCAAAACGTGCGGCGTGCAGCTCGCACGTATCGAATACCCCGAGGCCTTGGGTGGCCTCTACGCACAAGAGGAGCTCGCGGCCTGATGGCAAAGAAGAAGCTTACGAAACTCACCGAGGCACAAGAGGCGCGCGTTGCGACGTGGCGCGCGGAGTGGCTGACTCACGGCTGCTGTACCGAACGAGCGGACCGCCCGCGCGCGCAGGCCGCCATCACGGCCATGTACGAGGCAATCGGCGAGAAGGCGCCGGTGTACCTCTGGTTCGATTCGCCCATGTCGGCGTCGCTCGCCGCGGGGCTCCTGCTCTCGCTCAAGGCGAAGAAACCGCTGCGCGATCAGCTCGTCAGCCAGCTCGACAGCCAGCTCGACAGCCAGCTCGTCAGCCAGCTCGACAGCCAGCTCGACAGCCAGCTCGTCAGCCAGCTCGACAGCCAGCTCGACAGCCAGCTCGGCAGCCAGCTCTACAGCCAGCTCGGCAGCC